ACGAGCTATTCGTTTAGATTTTTCTTTAGCTTTTACATTTTCTGAAATTGAAAGTCCTTTTACCCACTGATATGGTTGGTAACCGAACTCTTTTTCAAAAGCTGTATTAACTTCAGATGCTATAGTTTCTAGCATTTGAATCTCGTCTTGTGCAGATGATATTTTGTCTTCAACTTTTGAAGTTGCAACATCATTACCTTCAACGATAGCTAAATCATCTTCTAAACTAGCTTTATATTTAACATTAGTAACTATTAGAGGTTTAATGGCATTAACAAGTCTTTCAGTAAGAGATTCTCGATTAAAGTCATTTAAACCAGCTAAAGCGTCAATATTTATAAGAGCCATTTTAGTTTTCTCCGATTTGTTACTTAGCGAACAGAACCCATTTTTTGTTCACCACGGAACGCAAGAACAAAAAAAGGAACGTCTGTTCGCAACAAATCGAAGAAAACTGGCTCTTATAAATATCGATTTAGCTTAAATGACTTTAATCAGAATCTCTCTGAAAGGGTTGTTAATGACAGGGGTGATGTCCATTTCCATCAGAAGATGATTTAGCTTTGTACACCTTCCATTACCTGAGGTCAGCTTTTGAAAAAGAGTTACTAAAGAAAAATCTAGCTCTACAAATTAGAGGGGATTTATCCTTCTGTGGTCTACTGTTCTTGAAATGCAACACACCCCATTAACTCCGTTAATTCAAGATGTCGTGTGTCGTCAGCGATTGCATCCACTAAATCTGGTGTGCGTTGACATATAAAAATAAAGGTTTATTAGTATAAGAGACCTATGTCTAAATCCCTGACTGCTAATAAGCTGACGTACAAGCAACGCACACTTGTTGATACTTTAGTATCACAGGATGTGTCCATAACAAAAGCTAGTGCAATCGCTGGATATGCAAAGGGAGAGAGTGGTCGAGTAGTGGCTAGTAAGACACTACGATTACCTCACGTACAGGCATATCTGATGGAAATAGTAGGTCACCACCTCTCCCAATCTAGCATATCCTCCGTGAAACGACTGCGACATCTTGTTGACCACGCTAAATCAGAGTATGTTCAACTCGAAGCTAGCAAGGATATCCTTGATAGAGTTGGTTTCAGGCAACCTGACAGAGTGAAACATACTCTGGATGGTGACATCAATGTCAATATAGATTTATCGTAAGACATTGATGCCTACTGCGTGGTCAAGGGGTGCAGTATATGGTATATAACGAGAGGGGGTTTAAAAAACACAACCTAAAGTATGGTATGGGTCCTCTACAAGCAATTATTTCCCCAAAGGTTCGATATGAATTTTGTCGAGGCTGAGAAGGTCCGAAAGATACACAACCTCATCCTGAAGAAGAAGGTGTCGGTTAAAACAATTCGTAAAACAATGAGTATGACAGGAACTGAATTAGGGAAGATGCTGAGATTCAGGGAGTATGACGACCAGAAGGCTGACAACATCATCCGTTTCTTGGAGGGTCAGTGATGTGCGTTGAACAATCACTTAAAATATATTTAACTGCTTGACAGGTTCTGATATGAGCTTAAGTGGTTTTTGATTGAACGATATGATAAAAAGAAACCCATTTCAGAAGCAGACTGCGGAACCCAAGCGTCTAGACGCAAACCTGACGAAGACGGCTAACGCTGTTCGGAAGATGGGTACGATTAAACCAAGGTCCTTGATAAGGAGGCAGAATGAAGAAGATGAACGAAATATGGAACAGCCTGAGCAAGAAGGGTAAGCTGTTTGCTGCAGCTCTTGTTGTGATAGCTGTTTGGATTGTTGTTACTCAGGTATTCTAATGAAAAAAGACACCAAGCCTAAACTGATTAAAATAAAGAACACTTATACAAGTCCGTATTCTGCTGGACAAGTTTTGACTATTTCACCAGCAATGTCTGCAAAAGACTTTCAGAAGTGGCTGGATACGTTGAGTGGCAAACGTAAGAAGAAGAAACCATAATGACAACAATCAAAGGTACAAAAACTCCCAAGAAATTTTCTACTCAGTTGTCTGAGGGTAGCTGGGGATATGGTGGTGGAACAAGGGTATATCAATCCAAACTGCCCACAATAAAGAACACCTATACAAATCCCAAGCCTGTTGAGCAGATTACTAGATTTCCAAAGCAAAGTGCAGTAACGTCATTTAAGAATTGGTTAGCTGGAAGTCCTTATAAATATTCCAAGAATACTCCGACAAGAAAAATAAAGAATGTGTTCAGCGTGAACAAGAATACGCAGAATCTTATTATGAGTACAAAGAACGTCAAGACTGGAAAGTGGACAAGGAAGAAGATAACATCTAAAGAATTTTCAGACCTTAAATAATGGGCAGCAAGTCTGGTAGTGGTACGATTAAGACCAACCTGAGAAAGGTGAAGTCAGGGTATGACCAAGAATTTACATTGCAAAAGGGTGTATCAGCAGCTCCCATTAAACAGGTCAGCGTAAAGAACACTTACACCAATCCCAAGCCTGTGAAACATATTACAGAAGTACAGAGGGTTAAAACTCAAATACTAAGGGATAAAACTAATCCTAAAACTGAAATCATAAAAGGAAAGGTTATAGGAAAGGTAAGACAAAACTGGGGTAAATGGAAGAATATATATCAACAATATAAGAAAAAGAATTAATGGCTAAGAAGAAAAGGAATCCCTATGCGAAGGAACTGATGAGTGGCAAGTACAAACCCAAGACAAGACCTTCCAAAAAAAAATATGACAGAAAAAAATCCAAGTCATACTGATGAAACAGTTGAATCTGTTGTCACCAACATCATCAAGCTTAAAGACGACATAGCCAACATCACACTACACATTGAATGGAAGAACGGCTTACAGGGCGTGTATGGCAATTCAAAAACTCTTGACGAATACGCTATGGCAAGTATGCTGATACAGCAGTTTGCTATGCTTTCACTAAAGGAGGAAGGCAGACTTACGGATGAACATTTTTATAAGAAACCAACGATACACTAAATGCCTGAACTTCATTCAGGGGAAAGCCTTAACTTTGAGGACATACAACTTCTAAGGAAGATAGTTAAGAAGGTCCACTTCAAGCACTACCCAAAGGAAATGATTACCAACAAGGAGGCTGACAAGTTTATCTATTCCCTGACACCAAAGATAACAGAAGTTCTAATTAAAACTTTCGTAGACGGAAAATTCGATTATAAGTAGTTAATGGTTTCATTCCATTACAAGCCTGATGGCGAGGTCATAAAGCAATTTATGAAGGATACCCATTTCTTCAGGGGTATACGTGGACCAGTCGGTTCAGGAAAGTCCGTTGCCTGTTGCATAGAAATTTTTAGACGAGCCTTGATTCAGGAAAAGAACAAGGAAGGAAAAAGAAAATCAAGATGGGCAGTCATCAGGAATACGAATCCACAACTGAGAACAACAACCATCAAGACTTGGCTGGACTGGTTTGACGAGAATAGCTGGGGTCCGTTCAACTGGAGTGTTCCCTATACCCACAAGCTGAACAAGGGCGAGGTGGAACTGGAAGTCATCTTCCTAGCATTAGACAGACCAGAAGATGTCAAGAAGTTATTATCATTGGAACTGACTGGAGTATGGATTAACGAGGCAAGGGAGTTGCCGAAGGCAATCATAGATGCGTGTAGTATGCGTGTTGGTCGTTTCCCTTCTATGAAGGATGGTGGTCCTTCTTGGTTCGGAGTGATAGCAGATTCCAATGCTCCTGAGGAAGACCATTGGTGGTCCATTATGTCAGGAGAAGCAAACGTACCAGACTATATTACACAAGAGGACAGGCTGATGCTGATTAAACCTGACAACTGGAGATTCTTTATCCAGCCATCAGGGATGAAGGAGGAGAAGAATAACGAGAATAACATCATTGGTTATTCACCCAACCCCAAAGCTGAGAACACCAAGAACCTTAATCCTGAATACTACAATCAGATTATACGAGGGAAGTCCAAGGGATGGATAGATGTTTATATTATGAATCGTCTGGGAGCTATCGAGGAGGGCAAACCTGTCTTTAACTCTTTCAACGAGGAGGTTCATCTTACAAAGGAGAAGATTCTTTTTACGCCTAAAGCTCCTGTCTTCATAGGATTGGATTTTGGCTTGACACCTTCTGCTGTCTTTGCCCAGCGAGTAGGAATGGGCGTATGGAACATACTGAAGGAACTGGTATGTCAGGATATGGGAGCTGTGAAATTCGCTGAACTCTTGCGTCAGGAAATGGCAGAATACAAGCATACACAGTTTGATATATATGGCGACCCAGCAGGAGATTTTCGTAGCCAAACAGATGAATCAACTCCGTTTCAAATACTGAGGGGAGCTGGTATTCAGGCACATCCAGCACCATCCAATGACATATCCTTGCGACTGGAATCAGTCAACTCAGTCCTGACAAGAATGATAGACGGACACGCCTCTTTCTTTGTCAGTCCTAATTGTGTCAACATCAAGAAAGGATTTCTTGGTGGATATTATTATAGAAGATTACAGGTGTCAGGGGATAGGTATGAGGATAAGCCTATGAAGAACAGGTACTCTCACGTAATGGATGCTCTACAGTATCTGCTGTTGGGAGCTGGGGAAGGCAAGTCCTTGATACAAGGTAGACGACCTATGCAACCTTTTGTTGTAGAAAGAAATTATGATGTCTTTAACAGAAAAACTAGAGTAAAGAAGAAAAACTTATGGCAACGAATGAGGAGTGGATTGTAGCTTTCATAAGCAAACCTGAAAGACCAGCGTGGTTTCATTGGTGGACACACAAGGATTTCAAGCATTGTATGGCGTTCAAGTATGAACCACTTTATAAAGTATGGATTGCTTACAACTGGGGAAAGAACGGAATAGACATTAGCATACTCTCCAAGGAGCAGATGCTTAATGCCTCTTTATACTTCAAGGATAATCATAATGCCAAGTTTCTTATTGTTCCAGTAAAAGAATTGCCTGACTATTATATTATGGAATTAGCTTTTACAAACTGTGTTACTGCTGTAAGACACTTGGTTGGCATACGAAAATGGATGATTACCCCTTATAAATTGTATTGTGCGTTGAAAAGTATGGGATGTAAGGAGTATTTAGAGAATATAAATGATAAGGAGGCATAAATTATGGGTGCAGTAAAAAAAGCAATTAAAAAAGTAGCTGGTGGAGGGAGTTCAGCTCCAGCAGCAGCTCCAGCAGCAGCTCCAGCAGCTCCAGCAGCTCCAGCAACACCATCAGGTGACGGAAGTCCTGACCCTAAAAACTATATGCAAAGTAAGGGAAAAAGGTCTTTGTTGAAAGGCAGAGGCACAAGAGGTGGAAGTGGATACAATGTGACTGGTGGAGATTTTGCATTATTTCTTGAAGAACTTATGAAAAGAAAAACATTAGGTTAGAATAATATGGCTGAAGACAAGTTAGCTCTTGTGCTGAGAAAGTACAAGGAAGCTTTTAATTTGCGAGAACATTTTGTTCCGAAGTTTGAGGAGTGCTATGAATATACGCTACCTCAACGAGAATCATTCTATCAAGAATCACCAGCGAATGTTAGAGCTGATAAAATCTATGATGAAACTGCTGTTGTAGGCGTACAGGAATTTGCATCTCGATTGCAGTCAGGTATGATACCAGCTTTTGCAAAATGGTTTTCTCTCAAGTCAGGAACGGATGTAGGAGCAGAACAGTTAATGGCTGTGGATGAGGAGCTGGAAAAAGTAACCGATTATGTTTTTGGCGTTATCAATAACAGCAACTTCAATCAAGAATCACACGAAGCTTTCTTAGACTTGGCTGTCGGTACTGGCTGTCTGCTAGTAACCGAAGGAGATGAAATACAACCCATTAAATTTAATGCTGTTCCCCTACCACAAATACTATTGCTCTCAGGTCCTGATGGAAAAATAGACTGGATACTAAGAGCTAGGAGTATGCCTATATCACAACTTAAAATAGTTTATCCCAACGCAACTTATGACGAGGACATTATGGGTCTTATGGAAAGAGACCCCAATAAGAAATGTGAAGTAATTGAGGCATCCTATAAACGATATGATACCGAAGTTGAAACGTGGCATTATTGTGTTGTACTCAAGAAGATGAAGAAAATAATTTATCAGGAAGATATGGAAGGACAAGGTTCTAGTCCGTGGATTGTTTTCAGATGGTCCAAAGCGTCAGGAGAAGTTTATGGTCGAGGACCAGTATTCAATGGAATGGCAGCAATTAAAACTTGCAACCTTGTTGTAGAATTAATTTTAGAAAATGCACAGATGGCAATATCAGGCGTGTGGCAAATATCGGATGACGGAACAATTAATACCGATACGATAAACCTAGTGCCGGGTTCTGTTATTCCTGTAGCTCCCAACTCAGATGGACTGCAACCCCTCAAGCACGGAGGCAATTTCAATGTTGCCGATTTAATTCTTCAGGATATGCGTCATAATATTAAGAAAGCTCTCTATAACGAAATGCTGGGAAGACCTATGGCTAAAACACCAATGTCAGCAAGGGAAGTGGCAGAACGACAAGCAGATTTACAACGACAAATTGGAGCTGCTTATGGCAGACTTCAAGCAGAATTTATACAGCCATTGATTAAAAGGGTAGTATATCTCCTAAAAAAACAAGGAAGAATACAGCTACCAGTAATTGATGGCAGAGAAATAAGGGTCAAACCTGAATCACCATTATCAAAAGCTCAACAGCAACAGGATGTTTTAAATGTTGATTCATTCTTGGAATTGATTATGATGAGGTTTGGACCACAGATGTTGAATATAGTAGTTAAGAGTGAGATAGCTGCAGAATATTTAGCGAAGAAATTAGGTGTTCCTCTCGAGATTTTGCGAGAGCCTGAAGAAAGGGAAGCTATTGCGAATCAAATTGCACAGATGGCTCAGCAAGGTCAAAATATTCCTCCTGAGGATGTGGCAGAAGCTCCTCCTCAAGCTCCACCTGAATCAACACAAATGTAATGCCACATAGAAAAATAGAAGGCGTTTATAGTGTTGATGGATTTAAGAGAACACACGAAGCAGAAAAAGAATTAAATAAGTTATTTGCCAGTTTATTTAAGGATAAGATTGGCACGGAAATACTAAAATATCTAAAATCAATAACTCTGAATATTGTGAGTGGACCTGAAGTATCAAATGAAAAGTTGCGACACCTAGAGGGTTCAAGGTATATAGTCGGTATTATAGAACAAAGAATTGAAAGGGGAAAGAGAGATGGCTGAAGAAGAAAAAGTTTCACGTGAAAGTGAAGAAGGTTCAACGGAATCAGTAGAACAAGTCATTAGTGAATTTCAAGAAGAAAAGAAAGAGGCAGAGAAGCCTGAGTTCATTCCTACAAAGTTTTGGGATGCAGAAAAGAATGAGCTGAAGGTAAAGGAATTTGCTGACAGCTATAAGAATTTAGAAAAAGCTTTTCATACAAAGGTTGATGATTTAACTCCAGTTGTCAAGAAACAGATTGAATCTGATATGATTAAGGACAGACCCGAAACTTCCAACGGATATGAAGTCAAGCTTGATGAACCCTTTGGTGACATTCAACTTCCTAGTGATGACCCTTTGGTGAGCTGGTGGAAAGACACTTGCTACAAGTCAGGCTATAACAATGAAATATTCAATGAAGGCATTAACCAGTATCTTAAAGCGTCAACATCCAATGTTCCTGACCACGATACAGAGATGGGTAAGCTCGGAGAAAACTCTAGTGCAAGACTGGAATCTGTTGATTTGTGGTTAAAGAAACAACTGTCAGATGATGAGTACAATACAATGGCTGATTATCTTACAACTGCTGATAGCGTTAGAGCTGTTGAAAAAATTATGAAACAAACACAATCAAATGTATCTACACAGCAAACACCATCATCTCCATTGGATGCTAGTGAAAGTAGAAAAGAATTAGAAAAAATGATGAAAGACCCAAGATACTTTCATCCTCAGCACAGGGATGAGACTTTCATTAAGAAGGTAGAGGAATCATTTAAGAAAATATTTCCTGAGGGATAATGGACAAGCTGATTCTTGTGGAATGGGTTGATGCTATGGACCAAGAAAATGGCTGGGTTACACAGGAAAAAGCAATAAAAGCAGATGTAATGACTGTCATAAGTGTTGGATTTCTCATTAATGAGAATGAAAACATAGTTACAATTATCGGAGATAAGGATAAAAATCCAAACGAAGATTCAGAAGTAGGTCGTGTTACGACTATTCCCA